CTGTACCAAACTTAGGCTCAGGATTATCTTGTCCACCCCATGAACATATATCATTAATAAGTGTTGAAAAGTTACGTAGAATAATAGCAGTATAATCTTCTGGTGTTACCATTCTATTTTGTGTAGCGTATTGGAATGGTGCATTAGTTCTTATTGATTCAATAGTTTCTTTTTCACCACCTGCAATCGCTGCGGCTGTTGTTACTACAGTCAAAGTTCGTGCAGTTCCAAGAACAGTCACGGTATCAGTTGCAGTAAAGCCAGCTGCAGTATTTGCTTCTGCGCCCTTTGTTGATACATAGTCAACAGTAATAGTTGAACCAGCAGCAGGACTTTTACCAAGAATACCATTACCACCAAATGATAATTGGTAAAAACCATTTGGAGCTTCTTTAAGAATATAAATTGTTGAATCACTTGATATAGTAGTAGCAGCTGTAATGTTTATAAAGGTAGTTGCAGTGCTTCCTTCAGTAACTGTTACAAGCGCTGAATCAGCATCTAGCGATTCATCTGGAATTATATAAACATCTGCTTCATTAAATTCACCGACAAGGAAAGTTTTAGTTTTTTGTGTTCCTTCAAATATCGGAATAGCGGTTTTATTATCAGTAGTTTTAAATACATAACTACCATTGCCATCATCTTCTGCAGTATGCACTTCTCTAGTTTGGAATACATATGCTACATCATCAACAGTTGCAGCAAATCTATGATTACGAGGTAAATCAACTGTACTTGGTCGTCCACTTACTCCTGCGAGGCTCAGAGTGACCCCTACGGTGGCCTTGGCACTTGTTTTTGTATCTGGCACATAACCAATACCAGTTGCAAGGGATACGACTGATGATCTTAATTGAGCTGTACCAAGAAATGATTCGTTTAATGCAAAGTTAGCAGTAAGTCCATTAATATGAGTATTGTATGCAAGTACATCAAGAATATTAGATAAACCTGATGCTTCAAAATTATAGTCAGCAAACTCAGTTGAATTTTGTAAAAACGTTTTTAGCTTGCCTTTTATGTTAGCAAAATCTAATGCTGTTGATCTAATTGTTGTTGCCATGTTATCTTAACCTCGCGAGGACGGTAGTAACCGTCACTATCTCTTGTGTGTTTATTACTCTAAATTCCACTGTTACTCTAATAGAGTTTCTATCAGGAGTTGCTACTGCAGTTACATTAAGCGCTTGAGCTCTTGGTTCAAAAATGCCAATAGCACTGGTTATTCTTTCTTCAATATCCTCTTCAGCATCATCATCTGCAAGATCGAATAACATTTCTCTGAGATTGCCACCAAACCTTGGTTGAAATGGTTTCTCAAAAAAGTTAGTCAACATAAGATTTTTAACGGCCTGCTTTACTGCAGCTGCATCTACTTTTTTAAATATTTCACCACTCGGCTTATTAGCAAATGTAAGATCAATATCTTTGTATAGTCTAGAACGAGTTCCGATTAAGGTACTTACACCTAGAAATCCATCTTCTGTTGATAGTTTAGTTGCCATTGTTTTCTCTTATACTTTGATCTTATTTATAACAAGTTTTTACGTAGTTGGACCTTTAAATGCATTAACAAAGAATGGATCTGATCTCCATGTAACAAGACCACCATTATATCCACCCTTTCCATCATGAGTACCTAACATATCTAAATGCATAGTAAAGTTACCCATATAACCTTTTGACATTCCACCGGCCTTTATCCCGGCTTTAACTGCTTCTTTAACAAATAATGTAAGAATAGCTTGATCTAATATTTTTGATGCATCTAGCTTTCTGCCTTTATATGTAACATGCAAATCTGCAGCGAGACCACTATCATGACGAGCTGAACCTATTCTTCTGCCAGTTGTACCAGGCTGTAAGCCACTCGTAATTGTAACAAAATCAACACCTGAAGCTTTTACTGCAGCCGCTAAAGCCTTTATTAATTTAAGTTTAACTGGTTTATTGCGTATCTTAGTATTAGAATAATCGTATCTTACAGTATCACCTTCAGAATTTTCTACAAATGTTATATCTTCATTAATTAATCCGTTATGTTCAACTAAATCTGTATTACTTAGTATTTGATTATTATATCTTGTTTCGAGTTTCATATTAGGCGTAGCTGCACCTACTATATTATAATCCTCATCAACTTCTGGCATAATAATTATAACTTGAACATTAAGTGGAGAACTATCAATAGCCGAATTAGGATCAATTTTATCATAATCTATAATAATTTTATCATAACCAAATAAATTTTCAGCAAGTCTAGTAGCAAAATTAAAGAGAATTTCTGGTGAAGTTCTATTACGTTCATCATACATTTCATATGCAATTGCACGGCCGGTTTGTGCAAGGAAAGGAACAGAACCAGGTGTTAACGTTTCTCCGGCAGTTGCTTTATAAACTCCTTCAGTCACTACTAATTGATAGTCTTTAAACTGATCACTTGATTTTTTATACTTAATAACTTCGGCCTGTAATAATAGTTGTCTTGCTAAAGCTTGACGCTCTTCTATTGTAGCCAAATGACCAAGAGTGGTTCCTATTAAAAAAGTAGATATTGGTATACCCACTCCTAATAAAGTTTTTAGGTTCACTGTGTATACTCCTTTCTTAGGATCTAATGACATAGGATCATATTTTTTATCTGGTAAAATAGGTTGTTGTTGCGGACTACCTTGAATCAATGTAATATCAGAGGTTCTTGATCCAATGGTTTCATGTGGGGCATAATTTATTTCACCATCAAATGATCTATTTATTGATGTTGGTAATTTTTTAAGATAATCTTCAGATATTCTATTCTCTGCATAGAGAGTATTAATAAATTCTTTATTCGTATTATGAGCAGGATCTTTTAATTTAGCTCTTATTTCTTTTGTGGTAAGTGATTTTTCAGTAATAAATCCGGTATTTGGTCCAATATTAATTTTATCTTTTATATGATTACCTTCATCAATTAATACTTGTTGTACGCCTTGATTACTTCGAGTTAAATATGTTTTCATTAGTGCAGCAGTCGGTTGACCAGTCTCTGTTGTATCAGTAGCACCAGTTGCTGTGTTTACTACAGTTCCAGCACTTCCGCCTGCGCCTATAGCACCGGCCGTACCGGCCTTTCCAGCCTGCGTAGCAGTTAAAGCGTTGCCATTTAAAGCTCCATGAAATGTTGGTGCAGTTATACCTGACGAAGAGGTTACGCCGTTGGTAGTAACACCAGCAGTAAATGTAGCAGATGTTCCATAATAGTTCTTTGCATAATTTATTACATTCTCACCGCCTATAGTTCCTCCAGCAGCAAGGATAGATAGATCAGCAGCACCTATATTAATATCAGGCGAACTCATAGCAACCTGTGTCATTGAAGTAATCAATGCTTTACCTTTTCCAGCCATTTCATAATCACCACCAACCGTGTTATCATAGTTTCCCTTGATAATATTATTGTGATCGCCAAGAGTTGTATTTGTTCTTGTGCCTAAAATAATATCAGATTCATTTCCAGTAACAGTTGATCCTTTATTCTTACCAATAGTTTCACGTACCGAACCAGTAATATTTTCTTTTTTATCGCCGCCTACATTCAGATTATAATCTCCGCCTACTCTCATATCTAGATCACCGGTTGCATCGACTTCTATATTTTTACAAGATACTTTCAGATCACCTTCAATCATAAATACGCTTGAACCACCGACCGAAGTAATAATATTATTTTCTGCACGCATAATAATAGTACCATCTTGTCGCATTTCTATGCCAGTACCATTTTTATGTTTCAGAAGTATTCGTTCTTCTCCGCCGGCATCGTCAAATATAAAAACGTGTCCACTTTTTGTTTTCTTTACACTTGCTTCAGTAAAGTCAGATGAGTTTTGTGAGGTAGATGCCATAATATCAGCAATGTCTATATCAGGATCGCCGCCGCCGGTACTTAGTTGATGATCTTCATACCTAATAGACGATCTATAAAAATATTCGGGTTTAGGATACTCACCTGCAGGATCACCTGTATTATCAATGTTTTTATTTGCTTGACTTAAGTTTGTATTATTCTCAAGTACTTTAAATGCATCTGCCATTATTGTACATCCTGTAATTCGTTAATTGTGACTGAATAAATTTTCTGTCTTTCAATAATTTCTTCTCGTGTTAAAAATCTACCATCAACAGTAGGATCACCTGCGTTTCTTCTAAAGAAAGGAGATAATCCCACTTTACCAGGAACACTGAATCCCGGGCCTTCATCTGGATTATCCTCTATATCGTTTTGACCAAAGGCATCACCGCCTGGTGCAAATGTATAAAACGCTGTCATAAATGCATAGAAAGATTTCCATTGAGCCTCAGTATATGATTTAGAAGTTAAGTTAACATCACAGTGGCCATCTCGTGGACCATTATAACCACCAACAAATGTAACACCAAAACTACGTGCGGCAAATGAAATATCAACATGACTACTCGTCTTATTGATTGATTGCCCAGTCTGTATATCACCGTTTTTCATGATTACAAAATGAAAGGGTATTTGTATATTTTCTGCTGAATATTCTAGATCAATTTCTTTTGCGCCAATATTAGCATCATCTGTATAATGCCCGGACCAATGCCAGACAATTGTAGTAAGTGGTCTTAGACTTGATTTTAAAACACTTACTATTTCTTCTACAGAGCCGAGTGTTTTAAATCGTTTATCTTTTGTAGTGTCGATGACATCAGCAGTTTCAAGTTGACTAGTAATATCACCAGTCACAACAGATGCAACAGATGTTTTAGTTTTATCTAATGTAGTAATAGCATTATCTGCTTTTGTTTTTAATGCTGTTGTAAGACTTGTAAAATCAGGAGCGAGTTTGTCCATGCTTTTGAGAAAACTTTTTATATCAAGTAGACTTCCAATATTAGTTCCGATACCAAGCTGCCCGGCTTTTGTAAGAAGTGAAGGATCTATTTTTAATGTAGATATTGCTTTATCTAAACCCAAAGCATTAAAGCCACCTAACAAATCATTTATGATTGGCAGAGATTTTAATCGTGTAAACTCATCTCCAAAATTTCCGATAGTAGTACTTAGATTTCTTGACACATCTTCAGTAATATCTTTTAATAAATTGCCGCTATTCACGCCATCTGTTGTTTTCTTTAATTCACTCTCAATTGTAATAAGTATATTAGATACATCTGCTTGTATTTCCTTTGTTTCTATTTTCTTAACCGAAGATTCAACAATACTTTTAAGTTCTTCTGGAACTAGAGCTTGTTGAAAAGTTTGTAATAAATCATTATTAGGCAAATCTAAAGCTTTTTTAAGTGCAACTACTCCTGCCTGAGGGCTGCAGTCTAGTATTATTTTATGATTCATTTTAGAACTAGCAGTAGCAGCATCTATCACAGGTGCAAAAACTTCTAAAACTGTTACTGCTGGATTCTTCATTACTACATTAAGTGCTGCAATTTCTGCATCAGTCATTCCAGGATGCAAAAGGGTTTCTACACCGTGGCCTTTTGGTTTTACTTTTGCGATTACTGTTTTGGCAGTCGAGTCTGCAATTTCTACTGCATTGTCATATACCATAATAAGAGATTCAAGACCAGCCTGCAGCTGTCCTACTGAATTGCCGCCTGCTGCACCTCGAGCTGTACTTGTTTGTTGTGTAGCTAAAGAAATACTGTTTAATATACCACTATAATTTTGGCTTTTATCACGTAAACGAAGTTCTTCTGATAAACGTTCAGGGGAAATAGTAGACATTAAGTTGTTGCTCCCTTTTTCTTGGATTGGGTTAATGCAACTGAAAGAGCAATTGCATTATCTAATCTCTGTTGTTCTCCAGCTCTTCTTAGATCTATTCCAGCTGGAAAGAATCCGCCATCTGCCTGTTTAAAATAAGCAGTAGGTCCTAAGGGCACTTTAACTTTAATTGTGTCACCGTCCTCGTTGAGGTCGTCTATTTCATACTTCCAAGTTGGTCTTTCATAGTTTCTCATAAAATGCATAGTTGCTTCTGTAATATTTCTTGTCGTTAAAAAATTTCTATTAGCCCACACATGAGTTTGTAATTCATGAACTACAAATTTTAATTGAACAATTAAATCTGTATATGGTAAATTTATTGCTGAAGATCTAGCAAATTCTTTAAGTAGTCTTAATCTATCGCTTCTTCCTCCCCATTGTGCAATACCTTCTGACACCTCTCCTGGAATATCAGATCCTTTTGTTGGGTCTATAGTTTTGTCAAATCCACTTTCATGCATAAAGTTTCCTAACATCCCAACTACATGATGAGGTTTAAAAGCCATTCCACACAAATATGCTGAACTAAAAAAAACAGCAGCAAACTGGAGAGGTTCAGTAATATCAGTTAATACAGTAGCACCAGCTTGAATAGCTTTACTATTATTACTTGTAGTTATAGATGAAGACTGTTTGGCTATAAGTTCTTGTTGTATAATAGTTGGTGTTGCTATATGTGGCAAATATCCCCATATAATAGGTAATTGTGATAAATTTCCATCTAAAAAAAATCCAGTTACCTTTGCACCCGATCTTAATTGTGGAGTTTCACCTATACCAGATGTACCACCTCCTGTAGAAGGCATTATAGTCTGAGCATAAGGAAGATCATCTAGATTTATATCAGGACCGTGTATTCCGTCAATACGTACTCTGCATCTAGAAAGGCCCGTAGGGTCATCTTGACCACTATTTTCTGCGACGGTTCCTACCCACCATCTTTGTTCGTCACCATAAAATCTTTTACTTATCATGTTGCCTGATACTTTCTATTTCCTAGTTTGACGCAGCTCATATCAATATTGTGTTGAGTATCTATGAAATGATGCCTTGCTGTATATATTATGTATGTACCAGATCGTTTTTTATCTATTGTATCTTGGTCTGATACAGTAGATTGGCTAGTTATGTTTGTATTATTTGCTGGATATATAAAATCAATTTGTCTTCCGACACTTGCATTAGTTCCTATCATAAACATTATTCCTGGAACTCTTATATCTATAGTTGACTTTAGCATCATATTATTAAGTGCATTTTTACAAGCCTGTAATCTATATGCACCTGTAGAAGTTTCTTCATAAATATTGGCTATACATTTATATGTTTGATTAGCAACAATTCTATGTGAATTAAAAGTATTATATTCATTCATTGGTTTACCATTATAAATATATTCTGAATGAAATACTGGTTCATGATCTACATCAATGATTTCCATTTCTGACAATTCTTGGAAAAGGGTATCTACATCAAAAGTATAATCTATGAGTTGCCCTGTTGTCATATCAGTAATTGATCGTAAACCTGCAGTACTGCCATCATTCATTAAAGAAAGTGTGTTTTCTTGATTGCGTGCTTTATATGCTCCTACGTTAAATACATTGGTATCAGAACCGAGTAGAGACGTTGCTTGATTATATGCTGCAGAAAATCTATACGGAGAATTTTTGTTCCATGCAGGATTTCTTAATATTTCTTCTAAAGATTTTAATTGTATGCTTGTATCGTTAAGTGTAGCATATATAAAATATGGTAAACCAAGTTCAGTAGACATTGTACTACATATCCATTGACACGCCATAAATGGTGTCATATACGGAATAACTACTTTTATACTTTTTTGAAATGGTCGGATTAACGGCGGCTCGACATCAATATCTAAATTATCTTTTAATATTTTTGCAATAATAACATCAGGCGTGCCAGTATAGGCTTTATTAATTCGCATCAAACTGTTATTAAAAAAAGAATTTTCTACTATTCTTATTTCAAGCGCTTCAATATTGTCGGCTGACTTTGCTGTAGAAACAACTTGTTCTATTGTGAAATGTTTAAATATTAGATTTTCTAGATTTTCCGGAGATTGAAATACAATCTCAACCATTTCAGTACCATTAATACTTACACCATCATAAAATCTTGAATCATCCTTCATAGTAAAATTTCCAGTCAAATGCATTGAATTTATATTTTCATATATTTCAAGTTCATCAATACTAGATACTATTTCAACTGGTCGATCATGTCTATGAGAAAAGATAAGAAAACTTACTATTCTATAATCTCCAGCTGAAACACCTTGTCCTTCAGCCATACTATTATCCTCTTAATAACAATTTATTAAATTCGGTTTTCACTTGAGCAGCAACATTTGGACTTAAAACTTTTATTTCTTTGAGTGAGTCGTTCTTTGCTGTAATACGTTCGAAGTATGTAACCGGAGTAAATGATGATACAGTCGGAAATGCACCTGCACCTATACCTGACGGAACTAAACCAATATCAACATATTCGTTACTTGAATTTTCGTAATGATGAGTTGAATTATATTGTTCTGTATCAGAAGTTACAAGAATAATATCTGCGGTTTGAGCGACACCATTGATAGAAGGTGTAAGAGTTTCACCGGCATTAAAGTTATTTGGACTATCAATTACTATTTGTCCAAGATCTAAATATCTTTTTATTACTGTACCTGTACTACCTGAAGTAGAACCTGATACAGTATGACCTGGTAAAAATGTTTTAGATATGTTGCCTGTTGTTGTGACTACACGATGTGGATAATCTTTTTTTGCTTTCGGCAGTAAATCTTGATAAGGTATTGGCCATCCGCTTTCACGCACATCAGTATTTAAATAATAAAACGTCCAATAGAATTCGGTTGTGTCATACAATTTAAATGAAAGAGTATCAGGTCTATCGTAATCTTGAATGAATAGTGTTGTATAAAAAGCAATATCGTCTTTTATTTCGTCTATTAGTTTTATATAGACACTTAGATTTTGAATTAATGCTAAGTCTATTTCATCGCCAAAATTATAAGCTACAACTGGAAAGTTTTTAAAGAACTGTGCCATTAGTAGCCTCCATCTCTTATATCTGCTTTGGCAATTGCTCTTGTCTCTGTAAATGCCATACTGATATCAACTGAAGTAAATCTACCGTCATTGTGCATACCACCAGTAGCAGAATTATAAGTCGCATTAAATGATTGCATGTACACCGGTAAAAATCTGATACCTTTAATAGCTGCATTATTATAGCGTACTTTAATTAAAAATCTATTTGGAAATCTATAACCAATATTTACATTGGCTGCAGTTAATGCTTCTGGATAAAGTTCTTCACGAAATGTTTTAATAATCTGTTCTATCATTCTAGCTTCTACTCTACTTGTAGGCACTAATTGAAACGCAAAAGAAAAATTACGAATAGGAACATCTTTAAATAAAGCACGAGTGTTTGGATTTGTTGTAAGTCGAGTCGCACTTCGTATTGCGCCTCCTGCAGCATCTCCAATACCTGGTACTCTCGTACCCACTCTTCCTGCAATAATTCCAGCAGCATCTCTACCCATACCACTCGTATTACCCATTAAAGTCTTGCCAATACCTGAAGCTGTTGCTGCAGCTGCTCCAACAGCAGCAACAGCTTC